AAGTATTGTGTCACTTCCCCAAAACCTCCTTGACTCGATCTAAGATGTCTTTACACGTATCCTTTTCCTGCGTCTGCTGTTCCATCTTGTCTTTCATGATTCCTTTTCATTTTCTTTTTGTATGCGTCAATGAGTTGGTCGATAGAATAATACTCCACAGCTATTTGAAAAGGTAATACTAATTCCACATCTACCAACAAATCTAAAATATGATTGATTTCTAAATCGCCAGTACGTTCATAGTGTTTATTTTGTTTATGATATTCTGTCACTGAAATAACTTTGTGTAATTTGGCTAAAAAACTATATTGATTTGTTAATTCTGGTATTTCACAAAAATAAGTTTCGGGCTCTTCGTAACTTTCAGTCATCAATACATAGGATAGTGCAAATGCCAACATATCTGATAGTTCATCAAGTTGTTCTTCAATAGGTTTACCTTTTAACTTTTTCCAGTTCTTGAATGGCTCTATTGTGTTATACCATTCGAAAAATTCTTCTACATACGCTTTGTGCGTATCTTTCGGATTTTTGGTTTCAATTCTATCGTCGAACTCCTTTTGTATTTGTAATAACTCTTGTAACTGATCAATTGTTAATGTATTAGTCATTTTCCTGCTCCTCCTCATATTTATAGACAACTTGACCTGCCATAATCCCTACTGCTTCATCAAGTTCAATACCTTCTTTAACTGAATGTTGAATAGCATTTGTCATTCCCTCAAGTATTTCATCAAACGCTTGCGCTTTCTTATACACGTCTTCAACCTCTTTTAGTAATCCCTCTGTGTCATTACCGTTATACGCACTAGCACTTATAACGGACTGTTCTATTTGTTCACGGTTATTCATTAGTGTCATCCTCCATTTGTCCTAAAAATTCGTAGAACTCATTTGTTCCGTCTAATTTGTCCATTCGGTACAATATAGCACTTGCGTTGATTTTAGCTCCCATGTTTATAGCTACTGCCTTGTTCGCTCTACTCTCAATCTGTAGTTCGTTAAGTCTAAAACGGTAAAATTCGTATCTTCCAAGCAATTCATTTTTGACTGTGCGCCACATGTTCTCCAGCTCTTCGTTACGCTCTCTTAACTTAGCTATATCCACGATAAGCTCATCGCGTTGCTTCTTGTACTCATCACGTTGTTTTCTCATCTTCTTCAACCTAGCGTCCATTACACCTAGTTGGAACCCTGTTTCATAGTTCATTCTGGCACCTCCAGTAACTCCGGATTTTCAAACTTATTGCCCAAGTATTCAATAGTTGGCATTTCACGAACTTCTTCAGCCTCAAAAACTCTCAATAGATGTACGTCGCCAATTATAGTGCCAATAGCGTTTCGAGTGACTACGCCTGTAGCATCTAAATAAATGTATGTTTTATCCCGTTCGATGCCCCACAGTTTCGTTGATACGACTTTTAATATATCGCCCTCGTATAATTCTCTTCCCCACAGATTTATACCAATTGACTGCATAAGTTCTACATCTGCCATTTTCTCAGTCTTTATAAACTCCTTTATAACCTTGCCGTATTCATTTTCTTTAGTTGAATAACTAACTTCGCTATTGTGAAGATCTAACGCCACAACCTCACACATCTTTTTTGTTTCGGTGTCCCATACTCGATATTTCGGCATCATTCTACTACCTCCACTTTTTCGACCTCTATGCTTGCAGTTTTGAATGGGAGTTTTTTACGAGTCAGTTTTAATGCCATATTCTTAGCTTCTTCCTCATTTATACTTTGCACAAAATAATGCTTTTTTATTTTGTAATCACATTTAGATGCTAAGAACTTGATACAAAGACTTACTTTATAGGTTTGCATCATTCTACCAACTCCCCATCTTTCCAAATCAATGTCATCGTCATGTCATCGTTTAAGATATAGAATGCTTTAGTAGGCACACATCTGCCATATAAACATTCTTTTATACTAGTGTTCTCATATAGTGTAGAGTTATAGTCTCCTTCTTGAATCTCGAATAATTCAATCAACCTATCAACCTTAGTCTCTTCTGTAATATCTTCTTCAAATTCGACTTCAAAAGTATCATCAGCTGATACAAAACCTTTTATGATACAATTTCTTCCGTCATAAAGAGAGAAGCACTTATAATCAATATCACTCTTGGTTTGTGGATAAAAATTTCTTCCTGTTGCTAATCCAGGGTTATCCCATGCCCATTTAATTAATTCATCTAATCTCATTTCTTTTTTAACTTTGATTTTCATTGTTATATCTCCTCTTGAACAGTAAATTTATCGTTAATTGATACATATCCAGTCACATTACATAAGATGCTATCAACATGAAAAGTCACAAAACAGTTGCGCTCAACATCATTTGAATAGAATCTTTTATTACCTGATAACTTGGGGTTATCCCAAGCCCATTGGATAAGTTCAGGTAAATTCATTTCTTTTTCAATTTTGATTTTCATTGTTTCCGCCCTTTTAAAATAAAGTTAGTTGCTTCTGTTCCTCGTATTTCAAACCATGTTGCTTTATATATATTTCGAGCTCTTCGGCTGTATCAAATGTCTGTTTCACGCCTTGCCAACCTGGCACGATATGCCCATGAAAGTAATAAGTGCCGTTCACTACATGGATATGTGCCACTCGTTCGTTATCCTGATACAGATATCTCTTAGAGCCGAAAAATCGGCTTAAGTATTTTTTGCGTGCGCTACCTGTCATGGTCATCACTCCTTTTAACAATTAGGCAGACCAAACGACATACATTCGTCATATAGTTCTTCATCCCTCATGCTTGTCTTATAGTTTTCAATCACATTGCTAACTTCTTTATGACTCATTGCTTTATTGTCATAATCTATCCTCCTAATCCTTCATATAGAAGGGAGATGTAAATCCGTCGCTATTCAAATTTAAACCTTCTGCCCATTCAACCGGCTTATTCATGATAGTTTCGATTTCCTTAAGTCCATTTGAACCTCTAGGTATTTCTACAATTACTTCATCATGAACATGCCCAACTATCTTAAATCCTGATGCTTCAAGCCTTGCTATAGAACTCGCAAGTAAATCCCTTGCAGTTGCTTGAACAATATTCTCGACTAACTTCCCACCATACGTTTTTAACTTTGACCATTTACGGTTAAGATCTAAGCCCATAAATTCAACAACTTGACTACCCCAACTATTTTCACCAACTGAAGCTTTCGGATAAGCTAAAGCTCTTCCACTAGGCAGTTCAATCATTAGAAAACCTTTTTTCATATAAAATCTAAGTCCATGTGTATGATGCGTCTTTCGGGATTTTACCGTATTAATTGCAGCCTCTTGGCAAGCCTTCCAAAAATTAACTATGTTAGGATTTGCGTTACGCCAACTATCAACTAAACCTTGTAACTCGTTTTCTTCAATGCCCATTTCCAATGCCCCCATCGCTTTTAAAGCTCCAGCACCACCTTGATAACCTAAAGCTAATTCGGACACTTTTCCTTTTTGTCTGAGAGGGTCGCCTTTAGTTATGCTTTCTAACGGGACATTAAACATTTGAGAAGCCGACGCTTCATATATCTTTCCGTGTGTGTTGAACACATCTATACGCCATTGTTCTTTTGCATACCATGCTATGACTCTTGCCTCTATTGCAGAAAAATCACTTACTGCTAGTTCATTACCTTCTTCAGCAGTAAATGTCGTCCTAACTAATTGACTTAATAAGTCTTGAGGATGAACATTGAGTAATAAATCTAAATCGTCAAAACGTTGTTCTTTAATAAGATCTCTTGCTATTTCTAATTCAGTATCTGAAATATAATGCTTTGTTAAATTCTGAAGTTGTACACCTCTACCTGCCCATCTTCCAGTACCGGCACCGTAAAATTGAAACAGACCTCTTACCCGTTCATCACTGCACATCATGTCATGCATTTTGTTGTATTTTTTCACACTGGTTTTAGACATTTGCAATCTAATTTCTAGCATTTTTTTAGCTTTTCCTGTTGCTTCTTTTAAGTACTCCTGAACCGTTTTCTTTTGTAAATTAGGTATATCTAATCCTTGTTCATCCTTTAACCAAGCCAATAACTGTGTAGGACTATTAGGATTTTCTAAACCTGTTATATGTTTTGCTTGTTTAAGCAATTCTTCTTTACTCTGCTTATCAAGCACATTAGCACCTAACATCAATGATTTAGAAAGCTTAATACCTCTATCATTTATATGTTGGTCAAAAACCCAATATGCTTGTTCAATTTCAGTTACTGGAAAATCTTTAATTTTATTAGCAATCGTCATTTCTACTTCAACATCTCTTACACAATAATCAATAAATTGTTGCCATTTCTCAGGGTCGTGCTCAGGTAGATTTCTTGTTCTACCACCATTAACTTTTGTTGGTTTACATGGCATAGAAAAATAACGGATTAAATTTTTACCTGCTTTATCTTTTTGATTTTGTAACCTTAAAACTTCTCCGACTTTATCAAGTGAAGCAGGTAAGCCAATACGCATTGAATTAACCATTGTGCAAATCCACTCTTCAGGTGGCATCTGTTTATTAAAATGTTTAGCAAGACAAGTTCTTTCGAAATTAGCATTGAATGCATACTTTTTTACAGCAGGGTCAAAAAGAGCAATTTTAAACGTCTCATAATCAGCGTGGAAAGGCTCATTATCTACTTTAGTCATGTCAATCGCACTAATCGGTCCACCATCTATTGAATAAGCTATAATTAAAATTTCGAAATCTTCAGCTTCTGTGTATTTATAGGCACCACATTTCGAAATATCGTTACTGCTATATGTTTCAATATCTATATTCATAAATTTCAAATTCTTGACACCTCAATTTCTTTAAAATTAAAGTGGGGCTAAAAACCCCACCTATTGACTTATAAGAAATCCTCATCATCAGTGTCTAATTCATCGAAATCATCTTCTGCTGCACTTGCACCGCCAAGAGGTTCGCCTTTTTCTACAAGTTGAATGTTGTTGAGCCCTGCTGCAATTCCTTTATTTCCATTTACGTTATAACCATAGAAATTGATTACAGCTCTGATATAGTCTCCGCTAACAACTGAACCAGGTTCGTTCAAACGAACCATGGCAGGACTAACTACACCTGGTGCATTTTGACTTGTAGCATTAATAAAATACGCATTTTCATAATTCGGATCATCTTCACGATCAATGTCTCCATCACGTAATGGCGTTTTCAAGTTATTAGGTATCTTGCCGTTCCATTTACCTTTAAATGCTTCTTTTGCATTCTCAATTGCTTTTTCGATAATCTCGACCATTTGGGTGTCTTCTTTAGGAATAATAAGTGAAACCGAATATTTTTTTGGTGTGCTTTCATCCATACTGTGCGGTTCAAAAATATGTGCATATGATGCTCTTACTTTTCCTGTAATCACTTTAGTTTCATTTTTTAATTGTGCTTTCATGTTTATATACCGTCCTTTTTAATTTTTTATAGTTCGTCAAAATCATCTTCGGCAGATGACTTTATAGCTGGCCTTTTATCTGACTCAGTAGCAAGTGTTAATTTACCTTGCGGCTTTTCTATAAAGCCTTCTGCAATTTTAGAAAATGCTTTTTTGCCGATTAATTTTTCTAAATTCGTAATGCTAAGTAACTTGGTTTCTGTAATATCTTCAGGTTTATAACCCGCTTCAACTAACCTGTCTCGGACTGCTTTTGTATCAGTTATCACTCTCCTTGAACGTCCCGTGACTAGCTTCCAACCTGGATACGTTTTATCATTCTCTTTCGCTTGTTCTAACGCATATTTCTCTACTTCATCAGCCCATTTTTTGATGTCAGGCAGTTTATATAAAAGTTCTGCAATCTCTTCATCACTCAACAAATGTGGTGGCTTTTGAGGCACATTTTGCATGTATTCTGCACGTGTTCTACAGGAATGCTTTATCTTACAGAATCTACAATGACTACCTGCTTTAAACTCACCTTCACCGTTATAAGCAAGTCTGGCTAATGGTTTAACAAAATCGGTTCCCCATTGAAGTAATCTTGATATTGGTAACTCTTCAGTAGAAAAGTTATCTATTCGTGGTTGTATGATAGTCATGCGAACTGTATGAATGTCATACATTAAACTAAGCAGTTCATATGCGCCCAAGCCATATAATCTAAGTTGAGGATTATCTATAGCTGAAACTTCAATGCCTTTACCGTATTTAAGGTCAATAATTTCAAGTACACCACCTGAAAATATAATGACATCACCAGTACCAAAAGATTCAGGGACGTATTTACCTAAATCCAATTTTGTTTCAAATAAAGCTATTACATCATTATCCCTACTCAAAGCTTCGTTATATTTTTCTTCTACATTAGCTACATACTCTTCAACATATTCACGCAACTCTTCACTGTAATATTGATTTCGCTTATAATTTTGAAAAGCTTTATTAAACTCAAACTGTGTTAGGCCTTCATATTTAAGACTGAAATATAACTCACTTAATTCATGGGCGAATGTACCTTCTTCAGCAAAAACTGAACTTTTATCTGCAATACCTTCACTTGCCTTAATACTCGGTGGGCAGTTTAGCCATTGTTTCGCACCACTTGCACTTAGCTTTGCATGAGCTCTATTTGAGTGATCTAGCTTCATGCATTAATTCTCGCTTCCATGAAATCAACAATTTTTTCATAATGTTCTTCTTTGATAGTAGATAGCTTATCCGCACCAAGTTCGTTAAGTTTATTTCTAAATTCTTTCTTATCAGAAGTATCTGCTTTTTTAAGGAACTCTTTTCCTACTGATAAAATATAATCTTTAGTTAAATCAGTAGACGTTTCCTTAACTTCTTCAATTGTTTCCAGTTGAGCTGTTTCTTCTTTTGGCATTGGTGCTTCTTTAACTTTCTCTTGTACGATTGATGAATCCACAGTTGATAGTTCAGTATTTAACACACGTAAATTCTTATTTAATAGTTTTAATTCTTCAAAAATATCTTCTAATATTGCCATTGATTAAATCCTCCTTAAAATTGGTTAGCTAGACGAATCATTAACTTGATACGATCTTCTATTTCTCTAGGGTCATCACTTTGTTCATTCAATCTTGCTAACAATTCAAATTGCTCTTCTAAAATTTCTTTTTTACGTTCGACGACAGTTAAATGTAATTGTGCTTCGATAACACGCCATTTTCCCCAACTTTCCATTTCAACCTTTCCTTTTTTCTTAAGTCTCGAAAGTGTGGATTTTGCATGTGTTTTCGATACTCCAAAAACTTCAACTACATCATCAGGATTGAAATTGTCATATGTTGCAAAATGTGATAGTATTTTTTGTTGTAAGGTCATATTAATAACTCCTTATATAATTATTTAAGACAAATGCTTATCTTTAACTGTTACTTGTTGTCGCAAGTAGCAGTTTTTTTATTCTTCATAAAAGTACTCTTTATAGAATATGAATGTTGCGATACTTGCGAATCCTGCAATTGACCACGCTGTAGTGAAGTATAGAAACGGCATGAGTACAATCGCTAAGACCGTGAAGCATAGCACTGCTATTAGGTAGCTTTTATATGTGTCGCTCATTTGATAATCCTCCTAATACCATTTTTTATGCTTTCTGATCAAATACTCTTCCAATTTAGAAATATTAATCAGAGTGCCTGTTGGTGAATAATCAATGTATAAATTTTCTACACCTAAATTATCTTTGCGGTAATATTTCAACCAGTTGTATACTGTACTTCTACATACTCCAAACAATTGATGGATTTGTGTAGGTGTTGCGTATAACTTTTTCACAAATTTTTCTTCGCCTCTATATGTGTTTTCTGGTGTTGGTGGTATTATGATTTTTGGCATTTCTATCTTTCCTTCCGTGTATAATGTTAAAGTTTGTTATTATTCGCCCTGTATTGAAGTTCTCTATCTAATGCATAGAAAACTTTGTTTATTTCTAAGTAGCTGTAATCACTTTTTTTAATAAGCTCTAATATTTCCGCTCCTAAGTTACGTTCCTTTTCCGTTAAATAGGATGAAGAAGCATCAGCTTTGCTAGAAACTTGTGGGACGCCTATACGCAATCCTTCTGATCTTGTGTTCATTTGTTTATGCTCCTTTCGTGTATAATGTTGTTATCAACCTAAGGAGGTGATAACATGCCCTTGATATCTGATGAATTTGATACACTTACTAAAGACCAACAATATATCTTGTCCGTACTCTACAAAGATTATTTAGAATGTGTAAAGTTAGGTTCGGTTAAATTAACCTGCAATAATTTTGGAAGTGCTAAAGATATACATACAAAGTATTTTCAAAAACTACATTTCGAAGATGTAAAATACGATTTAAATAAACTTAAAAACTCTGGGTTCCTAAACGGCGTGTATGCTAGTAACACTATTTATCATGTAACAATTTCAGACAAGACTGTTGTTTACTTTGAAAATGAGTTTAAAAACAATTTAAAAAGTATCATTGATAGCATTTCTAAAATTGCTTCAATAATTCCTGGTCTCTAGTTGGGTTTATAACTTCCCAATCATTTGCCATGAGGTCATCGGCTGAAGGTTGCCAATATCTGATAAGGTTTGTCCCATCGCTATTTGAAATGATGCATTGTAAAAAACTATCATTTGTTGGTAATATCTTAGTTCGATGACTTTCTTTCCAATCTTTCCGTGTCATAGAGACAAGATTTTTTGTAGCTATCTTAGTTGCTTCTTGAATGTTCATTTGTTATTCCTCCTTTTAAGATGTTTATGATCCTTTCTGCTATACTCCTGTTATGGAGGTGATAGGATGAAACTTAATCACGATTGCGTTAGACTCTTGCTCTTAGAAATAGAATCTAATAAGAAAATAGGTGAACCACTTACTCGACATAATTTCAACGATAATATTATTTTTGATAAATATGATTTTGAAACAGTAATGTACTCACTTTTAAAATTAGAAGAAGCTAAATTTATTTGTTGCGATCTGAAATTCATCGAAGGCAGAGTCGTTTCTTGGATTATTGATGACATCACTTGGTCTGGCCATGAATTTCTCGATAATATTAGAGACAATAAAACTTGGAACGAAGTTAAAAGAGTCGTTAACAAAACATCCAGTATGTCTCTTAATCTTATGGGGAAATTAGCTTTTCAATATCTTTCTCAAAAATTCAATCTAACTTAAATTCATAACCATCAACCAAGGCATATAAGTTATTATTTACGTATGGTATTTCTTCAATGGTGTTGTTGATGAAATGAGATCGGACCATCAGTTCATATCCGTCATTAATTTGAATGTCTAATGGTCGCCTATTACCTTCTTCGTCATAGTAGTAATAGATGACTTTTTTGTTTTGAGCTTGCATTTGTCGTTCCTCCTTTAAGTTGTTTTGTTATATAATTTAGTTATCTCCCAGTGGAAGGAGGTGAAATTTATGGATTTAGAGAAAATTGCTCACGATATTACAATCTCGCTATTACCTAGAGCTCTAGATAGACATAAGATTCATAACGAATGGCAAGAAGTCGGTGATGACGTAATTGCATTCGCTAAAGATAGCGTTGCTCGTGACTATTTCAGCATTTACTCTTCTGTGTTATTGGGATTACAAGAAGAAGAAAAAAGCAGAAAAGATTTAGGATTGTAAGGCAATAGCGCACTTGATTACTTGCACTAATTAAGTGCGCTTATTTAATTAGATATTTCTTACCTTCTCTATCCGAGACCACTTTATATTTTTTTAATTTGCTTTCTTTCACTTTTAACCATTGATTTCCATGCCACACGTCAATTAAGTTTTCGTGTTTTTTATTGAATAGCCTTCTTAGTAGTTTCATTTGTAGTTCCTCCTTTTAAGATGTTTGTTTAAATTTCAAATTGGCTAATATCTACACCGTATTTAATCGCCATACTCTTAATCACTGAAATGTATATCTCAACCAATCTAGGTTCATCAGTAATCACATCTAATTTTGACAACTTGTTAATCTGGGTTTTCGTTGCACCATTCGCTAGCATTTTGCCTTTGCGGTTCTGCATACGAATTTTTAAATTACAACGCCCTTTTTCTTCTAATGCTTTGTAAGCTTCAGACTTAACTTTTTGGTGCATTGCTCCGCCACCTAAATGTTGCGCAATTGCAGATAACATTTTGTTTGTGTCGTTACGCCAGTTTTTTGTTTCGATACCGACAATGTGACGAATACCTGTGATTTCTTGTTGCATTTGTTGGTTAAATTGTTCTTGGTCTTTTTGTGCTTTGAACATCATCTCTAATGCTTGCATTGGTGTTTGTGGTACATTAAGCTGTGCTTGTTGTTTAATGTGTTCATCCATTTTATGGAATGCATCAACATAAGTTGCAGTAAACAAAATACCTTTACTACCTGTCATCTTGTTTGCCACTATGTCGCAACCTTTTTTGGTTAGTAGGTAACAAGGTTGTACTTTGTTTTGTGAATTAACATAGGTGCTTTCTTCAAAGAAATTATGACTACTCAATTTTGAGGAGTCCTCTAAAACCTTGATATAACCTTTAATGTCTCTTACTAAATTGTCGTGTCGCTTTCCTATCATTTCCGCAACTTCTCTACTGTCTACATAATGTGTTTCGTTCTGTTCTACTATTTGTAATGCTTGCATTTCAGTTTCCTCCTTAAGTTAAAACTTTCTTTTTGCGTAAGTCTTCGTTAAAAAAAATATCTCTTCCTTCTTGAGGTGTCAATTCTAACGCAAAATAAATACCATTTATTACCGGGTACGACGGTTTCGTTCTCCCGTGAATCATATTAGATAAAGTATCTCTATTAACACCAATTTCTTCAGAAAGGGTTTTGATGTTATGTTCTTTCAAAGCCATTTTAGATTTCAAAAGTTTAGCATCTATAGGCATTTCTTTTCACCACCTTTCGTATTACGTAAGTAATCTTATCATGATGTTACGAAAGAGGTCAAGCACTTTACGAAAGTTTTTTAGAAAAATATTGCAAATGCCGAAAGTTTTCCTTATAATAGAACTATCAAGTAAAAGGAGCTGTATTACGATGTGCTTTTCAAAAAGAATGAAACAATCAAGAGAAAAACAAGGTATGACTTTGGCCGAACTAGGAAGAAAAATTGGTAAAACTGAAGCTACTGTACAGCGTTATGAAAGCGGAAATATCAAAAATTTAAAAAACGATACTATAGAAAGTATAGCTACTGCATTAAATGTTAATCCTGCATATTTAATGGGGTGGGTTGAAGAAAACGATGATGAAGTACAACATCGTGCAGCTCACCTTGAAGGAGAATTGACAGATGATGAATGGCAAAGAGTTTTAGATTATGCAGATTATATAAGAAGCAAACGTAAGTAAAGGATGTATCAGATGGGATTATATGAAGAAACTTTAATACAACATGATTATATTGAAATAAGAGAGGCTGATGTGCTTCCAGATAATTTGGATGGGGTATGGTTAGGAGATTTAATTTTAATAAAGCGTGGCTTATCAGATAGAGAAAAGGCAGGAATTCTCTTTGAAGAATTAGCACATAATAAACTTACATACGGTGATATAGCCGATTACTCGAAATTCAACAATCGCAAGTTCGAAAATTACGCAAAGCGACACGGCTTTATCTCAGCAGTCCCGTTACGCGAAATTGTGGAAGCTTACAATTATGGTGTACGTAACTTGTATGAGTTGTCTGAGTATCTGCAATTGAGTGAAGAATACATATTAGAAGCAATAGAACAATATAAAAAGATATATGGTATTGGGACTCACTACGGCGAATACTCAATTACATTTGAGCCATTGAGAGTTTTTAAATATAAAGAAATATAAACAAAGGAGAAATTAAAATGAAAAGATTATTAGGTTTAACATTAGCGAGTGCGTTAGTTTTAGGCGCTTGTGGTAGCCACGACGGCGATAAGAAAGAGGAAAGCAAAAAAACTGAAACAAAGAAAGATAACAAAGATAAAAAGAAAGAAACTAAAGAAAAAGCAGAAGCGAAAAAAGAAAATGCTAATCAAAACGATAACAATAATCAAGTAAACAACGAGAACAACACAAACGTTAACAACGATCAACAAACCAATAGACCTTTAACTAAAGACGAAATATCACAAAGAGTAAAAAATGGTCACAATGTTAACGGCATGGTAGATGCAGATGGTAATACTTGGTACCAAGCACAAGGCGCAGGTGACGTTATAGGTTACACAAAACCTGATGGTACACAATGCACAGTTGGTGGTTGTGTCACACCTCAGCAACAAGAACAAATAAACGAAGCTAATTATAAAGAGATGGAAAAATATGGGTATTCTCGTGAAAAATACGATGCAATTCAAAAAGAAGCTTCTAAACTTCAACAACAAAAAGAAAATGGAGAAATAACAGCAGAAGAATTTACTAATAGGTATATAGAATTATACGACTAAGTATCTTACAATCAATTAATTGTATTGTGATTAATAACGTCTATTTAGTGATTTAATATAAATATAAACAAAGGAGAAATTGACATGAAAAAAGCAATCTTAACTTTAAGTCTTATATTTATTACCTACTACCTCACTTTTAAATATATGTGGATTAAAGAATTGAAGTATTAACAGCTTTTTATAGCCCTTTAATATAAAAATCAAAAAACGCCTACTAGTGTAGACGTTGAATGGTGGTGAGAATTTTATGGCGGATAAAAACAAAAAACAAGAAGCTACCCGTAGTAACCCAATAAACAAAAGTTTTGAAAAGCCGGGTGCCAGCGAAAACTTAAAAAGTACTTTATCAGAAAAAGCTAAGAAAAAAGATTAATATTCATTCATTAAATATAAATCCAATTTAATTTGTTGTTTAAGGTCTACAAGCGTATGTTTAATATACAATTCATCGTTTGACGGTAAATCAGATACTTTGAAATCTTGTCGCTCAACTTCTAGTAAATCGAAATCGCTACCAGCTGAATTATAGGTTTTAAGTTCACCCTCTTCAATGATTCTGTTTTCAAAGTCTTTAATAACTATAAATACTGGTTTACCGTTGTTATTAAACAACTTGTCTCTTTTGTCTAATAAGCTTATACAATCCAAATTCATAAACTTTCTTGTTTCATTAATTAACCAGATAATGAATTTAACAATTAAAGGATTAAATACAAGCACTGTTAAAACAAAAATAATTAGAAACAAAATATTTGCTTTTAGACCTGTAAGCAACTGAATTAAATTCAAATTTTTTAAATCAACATTATTAAAAATTATAAAACTATAAAACCATATCAAACATGTTTCAATAGAAAAAATCAATAATACAGGAGTATTGATAACCTTGTTTTTTTCACTAACTAAACCTATCATTGTTAGATATTTATATGGTATGTAACCTAAAACTCCTGTAAGAAGAAGCGCCCCTAGAAATTGAGTCATCTTATCACCTACTTTTTATTTTATTATAACATAATTAGTACCTAGCACTAATTATCGGGTAGCCCGCCTACCCTTATTATTTTTTACAAATTTACAGAACGTACGTTCTCTCAGGAGGTATAAACATGTGGATTGAAAAATTTAAAAACAAAAATAACGAAACTAAATACAGATACTACGAGAAGTATAAAGATCCATACACAGATAAATGGAAGCGCGTAAGTGTTGTGTTGAACAAGAATACAAAACAATCTCAAAAAGAAGCAATGTTTCGTTTAGAAGAAAAAATAAAAGAAAAACTGAACAACAAGTCGTCAAGCGAATTAAAAACTTTGACTTTTCACGCGCTATTAGATGAATGGCTTGAATATCATATAAAAACATCAGGTTCAAAGTTGACTACTCTTAATAATATAAAAATAAGAATTAGAAACATTAAACGATACAGCTCTGAGAACTTGCTTTTAAACAAACTAGATACAAAATATATGCAGATATTTATTAATAAATTATCAGATATCTATTCTCAAAATCAAGTAACCCGTCAACTCGGAGATATGAAAGGAGCTATTAAATATGCAGTTAAATTTTACAATTATCCAAATGAATATTTGTTAACTAATGTCAAAATTCCTAAAAGAAGAAAAACAATAGAGGATATCGAAAAAGATGAATCTAAAATGTACAACTATTTAGAAATGAACCAAGTCCTACAGATACGTGATCATATACTAAATGATAATAAGTTACACAAGCGAAATCGCATTTTAATTGCCAGCATCTTAGAAGTACAGGCTTTAACTGGTATGCGCATAGGAGAACTACAAGCACTGCAGGAAAAAGATATAGATTTATTAAACAAAACTATCAATATAACAGGTACAATTCACCGCATTAAATACGAGGAAGGATTCGGATACAAAGACACTACAAAGACTATAAGTTCAAAAAGAAGTATCAGCATCAATTCTAGAACCGTAGAAATTTTTAAAAAGATAATACTGGAAAACAAAATGTTGAAAAGATGGAATTCGAGCTATGTTGACAGAGGGTTCATATTCACAACAAAAAAAGGGAATCCTTTATGTAATAATCAAATCGCCGGTGTGCTTAAGAAAACTACAAAAGCTTTAAATATGAATAAGAAAGTTACCACGCACACATTTAGACATACACACATAACTTTATTAGTAGAAATGAATGTTTCTTTAAAAGCAATTATGAAAAGGGTAGGACATGTAGATGAAAAAACAACCATTCGCATATATACTCATGTAACTGAAAAAATGGATAGAGAACTAACTCAAAAACTCGAAAACATTCCAAGTTAGCTTAAATCTGCCCTTTTTTTGCCCTTATATTTTTTACAAGCTTTATAAAACGCTTGAGAACACTGGCGTTAAAGCTTTTCTTGAATTAAACATATCATCAATACGT